AGACGGACGAATCGGCCCGTAGCAACCAGCAGGTCCGTAGCCGGATGGAGACGCTCAACGGCGCCATTCTGAACCTCGCCGGGCCGGGGCAGAGGATCTCCGGCATCATGCCATGCACGGTGATCCGGCCGGGCGACATGGCCGACCAGGTCCTCGACCGCGACAAGCACCCGGCCTGGGGCGGGGCGCGGACGAAGCTGGTCTATGCCTTCCCGACCGACGAGAAGATGTGGGAGCGGTATGCCCAGATCAGGGCCGACAGCTTCCGCAACGATGGCGACGGTCGCGAGGCGACGGAGTTCTACCGCAAGAACCGCGAGCAGATGGATGCTGGCGCACGTGTAGCCTGGCCTCAGCGGTACAACGAGGACGAGCTCTCGGCCATTCAGCACGCGGTGAACCTGCGGCTCCAGGATGAGCGGGCGTTCTGGGCCGAGTATCAGAACGAACCGCTGCCAGAGGCCGAAGGCGACTGTGACCAGCTCACGGCGGACCAGATCGCAGTGAAGGTCAACGGGTACGAACGGGCCGTGGTGCCCCTGGCGGCCAGCCACCTGACGATGTTCATCGACGTGCAGGGCAAGCTGCTCTTCCACGTGGTCGTCGCCTGGGGGGACGACTTCACAGGCTACGTGGTTGACTACGGCACGTACCCGCCCCAGGGGCGAGCGTTCTTCACCTTGCGGGACGTGCAGAATACGCTCGGGCGCGCCGCCCCGGGCGCGGGCCTCGAGGGATCGATCTATGCCGGCCTGGAGCAGCTCACCGGCGAGTATCTCTCCTGCCGCTGGCGGCGAGAGGACGGCGCGGAGCTGCGTATCGAGCGGTGCCTCATCGACGCCAACTGGGGCCAGTCCACCGACGTGGTCTACCAGTTCTGTCGGCAGAGCGCGCATTCCGCTGTCGTGATGCCCAGCCACGGGCGATACGTCGGGGCCTCCAGCGTGCCGTTCAGCGAGTACAAGCGCAAGCGCGGCGAGCGCGTCGGGCATCACTGGCGCATCCCGAACACCCAGGGCCGGCGGCAGGTGCGGCACGTGCTCATCGACACGAATTACTGGAAGAGCTTCATCCAAGCCCGCCTCGCCGTGGCAATGGGCGACGTGGGCTGCCTGTCGCTGTTCGGCCGCAAGCCAGCCGGGCATCAGCTCCTTGCCGAGCACCTGACCGCCGAGTACCGCGTACGGACCGAGGCCCGGGGGCGTGTCGTCGACGAATGGAAGCTCCGCGCCGGGAGCCCGGACAACCATTGGCTGGACTGCCTCGTCGGATGCGCCGTGGCGGCGTCCGTACAGGGCGCGATCCTGCCGGGCACCGATACCAAGGCGCCCCCAGCGCGGCGGCGCATCAGGTTGTCTGAACTCCAACGCGGGAACTACCGGTGAGCAAGATCCGCGCTACCTGTGCCGGAAGTGTGGCCGCGCAGTCACCATGCCAGAGAGACGATTCATATCCAGAAGTCCAGGTGAGTCATGGCTTCACGAAGAACAGATAGCCTATTCGCAGCACTCCCAAGGCAATCGGAAGTATGAGCAGAAGCACAGCCACTTCACAGAACACGGCGACCTTCATGAGCGGATGGTGCCAGTAACGTGCGACCAGCCGACGGTATCGCTTGATCGGGAGCCCCGAGATCAGAAAGCCCGAGATCTCCTTTGCGAAATTGGGATCCCGTCTGATGAGCGATGATATGAGCAAACCCCGAACGATCTCGATGATTGCCACAGCTATGAACTCACCAGCCACAACGATGCCCGAGTAAGTGATCTCTGCGAGATACTTCGCGGAGTTGTCGGTTCTTCCGTATGCGAAGAGAAGCAGGATCACCAGAATCGCAATCACAATGATGATGCCGGACGTCAACAATGAGAACTTGGTCGGACGGTATGACTTCCCTACGGCCACTCCTGGGACATCAGGTTGTGGTTCTGAGCAACTGGTAGCGCCTGTCGTGTGGTACAGGATGGAATCTGCAAGCCGTTTGGCGTTGGCTGGATACCTCTCGGCGTCAGTGAAATCAGCGTACAGCTTGTCGACCAAGAAAAACGGGATGTCCACTCTGTCGACGAGAATCGGGATGACCACTATTCTCCGGGACTTGATCTCTCTTGTTAGGGCCCATTCCAGTTCCTTGCGTACCCACGAAGAGTCGATGGAGTTTCTACTGATGACAGCAAGAACAAGGTCGATCTTCTTGATGCTCTCGGAGATTCGCGAGATCAGGGACTCGCCATAGTGAATCTCGGCCTCGTCAATCCACGAGTCGATGCCATAGGCAGTGAGCGATGCTGCTAACCGCCTGACGAAACCCTTGTCGCTGGTGCTGTGGCTCAAGAAGACCTTGGTCATCTTGCTGTTCTCCTCGCCGACCTCACATGGAGGAGTGTCGGCCTTACCAGATATGACACGATCTTCGGGGAATGACAAGCACCCGTCTGACTTCGGCACCTCTGCGACGGACAAACCTGCGACTCAAGCAGTGCTTGCCGCGGACAGACCTGAGCACATTTCGCAGAAAATCTCCACTTCGCTGCGAAGGATGCCGGCCTCACGCAAAAAAACAAAGGTGAGAGGACAAGGCATCCGATGGGCGAAGACTCCCTGGAAAATCCGATTCGCGAGAACGCCGCCGGGCCCAAGCGCGCTGCTGGTGACGCGGGAAGTGTCGAACAGCACGGTCTGGCCGACCAGATTGCCGCCGACAAGTACCTGGAGTCGAGGAAGGCCAGCAGGTCGAAGGGATTAGGCGTCAAGCTGGCCAAGATCACGCCGGGAGGGACCGTCTGATGTGGCCATTCCGGAGTAGGAGGAAGGCCCACCGGTCCCCCACAGCCGTAGTCCGGGCCCGCTACGACGCCGCGCAGACTACCGCCGAGAATGCCCGGCACTGGGCGATGGCCGATTCCCTCTCAGCCGACGGTGCCACGTCACCGGATGTTCGCAGGAAACTACGGCAGCGCAGCCGCTACGAGGTGGCGAACAATTCCTACGCCAAGGGCATCGTGCTGACGCTGGCTAATGACTGCATCGGCACGGGCCCCCGTCTGCAGCTGCTGACCGAAGACGCGGATATCAACCGTCGCGTCGAGGCTGCCTTCTCCCGGTGGGCGACGGTGATCGACCTGGCCGGCAAGCTTCGCACGATGCGGATGGCCAAGGCCGCCGACGGAGAGGTGTTCGCCGTGCTGACAGCCAACCCGCTGATCGATTCGCCGGTGCAGCTCGACGTGCAGTTGGTCGAGACCGACCGCGTGGCGTCGCCCGTCATGTCGGTGCTGCCGGTGGCGGGCGACATTGACGGGATCATGCTGGATGCCTGGGGCAACCCGCAGACCTACACAATCCTGCGTCAGCACCCCGGCGATCTGGCGGCCTGGAAGATGCAGTACGATCTCGTGCCCGCTGGTGCAGTAGTGCATTGGTTCCGTTCGGATAGGCCGGGCCAACATCGGGGCATCCCTGAGATCACGCCGGCGCTGCCGCTGTTCGCGCAGCTGCGCCGCTACACCCTGGCGGTACTGGGTGCGGCTGAGACTGCCGCCGACTTCGCGGCCGTTCTGTTCACCGATGCACCGGCCAGCGGTGAGGCAGCGGCCGTGGAGCCGATGGATGTCGTCGAACTTGAGAAGCGCATGGCCACCGTGCTGCCCGACGGCTGGAAGCTCGGTCAGATTAAGGCCGAGCAACCGGGCACGACCTACGCCGAGTTCAAGCGGGAGATCCTCAACGAGATCGCCCGCTGTCTGAACCTGCCACACAACATCGCCGCCTGCAATTCATCCGGCTACAACTACGCCTCGGGGCGCCTCGATCACCAGACCTACTATAAGTCCATCCGCGTCGAACAGGCCCACCTGGCCGAGGCGGTGCTGGATCGCATCCTCGCGGCCTGGCTGGATGAGGCGGAACTGCTGAGCGAGTTCGCCTTTCTTCGGGCGACCGACGCGCTGGCTCACCAGTGGTTCTTCGACGGCACCGAACACGTCGATCCGGCCAAGGAGGCCAACGCCCAGGCGACCCGCCTGGCCAGCAACACCACCACGCTCGCGACCGAGTACGCCCGTCAGGGCAAGGACTGGGAGACCGAGCTGCGCCAGCGGGCGAAGGAGAGGGGCTTGATGGCCGAGATAGGGCTCACGGAGGAGCCCCGCCCGGCCAGCGAAGACGTAGATGAGGAGGTCGACACGAATGTCGAGCAAGACCAAGCAGCCTGAGCTTTCTGACTACATCAGTTTCCGGTGCCCGCTGACCGTCGAGGCGGCGGACGATGCCGAGAAGAAGATGCCGCGCTTCCGCATGGTCGCCTACACGGGCGGTGTGATGCGGATCACCGGCTTCCCGCACCCGGTCGTGGTCGACCTCGAAGGCCTGGCCATCGACCGTCAGGACATCCCCGTCCGGCTGGACCACAACCCGCGTCAGGGCGTCGGCCACACCCAGCGCGTCCTGGTCGAGAACGGCCAGGTCATCGCCGAGGGCCTGATCAGCCGCGACACCTCGTGGGCGCGTGACGTCGCCAAGAGCGGCGTCAACGGCTTCCCCTGGCAGGCCAGCATCGGCGCAGCAGTCGTGGACGCCGAGTTCGTGCCCAATGGCCAGCACATCACAGTCAACGGAAGGACCTTCGACGGGCCGCTGCACGTGGTCCGCAAGGCCGTCCTCAAGGAAATCTCGTTTGTCGACAGCGGCGCGGACACCGCCACGTCGGCGCGTATAGCCGCCCAGAACAAGGAGCAAGCCGTTATGGAAGACAAGAACACCGCCGCGCAGCACGACACTCGGCAGGATGCGAGCCAGACCGATGGGGAAGACACCACCGGAAGTGCCGACACCGACGCCCCAGGCAGCGCCCAGCCGAAAACGGGCCAGGCACAGGAGACGACCACGCCGTCATCGCAAGAGCCGCAGGCCGCCACTCCCGATACCGTCAATGCATCCGCTTCCGACGACGATCCCGTGACCGACATGCGCCGTCGCATGGCCGCCGAGACCCGGCGCGTCGAGGCGATCCGCAAGGTCTGCGCCGGCAAGCACCCGGATATCGAGGCCAAGGCCATCGAGGATGGTTGGGACGAGAGCCGAACCGAACTGCACGTGCTCCGCGCCTCCCGACCGCAGGTGCCCACGGTCGCCTCCCAGCCTCGCAACACCAGCCCGCAGGTCTTCGAGGCCGTGGCGCTGATGGCCTCGGGCCTGCCCAACTCGCGCATCGAGGCCGTCTATGACGAGCCGATCCTCGAAGCCGCCGATAAGCTGCGCGGCGTGGGCATCCAGGAGTTCTGCGAGCTGGCCTCGGGTCAGCGTCTGCCTCGCTTCCGGCGCGACGCATCGGGCTGGCTGCAGGCCGCGTTCAGCACGGCCAGCCTGCCGGGCATCCTCTCCAACGTTGCCAACAAGATGCTGCTGGAGGGATACAACTACGTCGAGGATGCATGGCGACGAGTCGTGAAGATCGCCAGCGTCAATGACTTCAAGGAGCACACCCGTTACCGGATGACCGGGGCCTTCCAGTTCCAGCAGGTCGGGCCGGACGGGGAGCTCAAGCACGGCCAGCTCGGTGAGCAGCAGTTTGGCCAGAAGGCCGACACCCACGGGATCATGTTCGCCCTGACGCGCCAGATGATCATCAACGACGACATGGGCGCGTTCACCGACATCCCGCGACAGATCGGTATGGGCGCTGCCGAGGCCATCGCCGACGCCGTATGGGGTCTGTGGCTGTCCAATCCGGTCCAGGCGGACGGCAAGGAGTTCTTCCACGCCGATCATGCCAACTACGTCGAGGGCGCGGATACCGCGCTGAACGTGGACGGCCTGACCGACGCTGAGGTCACCTTCGGCAAGCAGACCAAGCCCAACGGCAAGCCGCTGGGGACGCCTGCCAGCATCCTGCTCGTGCCGACGGCGCTGAAGGTCCCGGCCGAGATGCTCATGAAGAGCGTCCAGCTGAACGAGACCACCGCCGCCAACAAGGCCAAGCCTTCGGCCAATCCGCATGTGGGCAAGTTCGACGTGGTTTCCAGCGTGTACCTGTCCAACGCGTCCTTTACGGGCGCGTCCAGCAAGGCGTGGTATCTGCTGGCCGATCCCAACCGCCTGCCCGCCATCGAGGTCGCGTTCCTCAACGGTGTGGACCGTCCGACCGTCGAGAAGACCGACGCCGACTTCAACACACTCGGCGTGATGTTCCGAGGCTACATCGACTTCGGCGTCCGCGAGCAGGACTACCGTGGCGCTCTGAAGATGAAAGGCGAGGCCTAATCGAGAAGGCTTCGCCTCTCATCTGACAGCATGACTTCCCTCAACCATCAAGGAGCAATGACTCATGGCAACCACAACTTTCGTGCATGACGGCAAATCTGTGGACTACACACCCGGCGCGGCCGTGACGGCCGGCGATGTGGTGGTCCAGGGCGACCTGATCGGCATCGCCAAGCTGGACATCGCCTCTGGCGCACTGGGCGCTTTGGCGGTAACGGGCGTGTTCGACGTGCCTAAGACGGCCGGCGTCGGCGAGGCGATAGCCGCTGGTGCGAAGGTCTACTGGGACGTCGGTGATGGCGTCGCCAAGACCGATGACGAGTCCGGCGAGAACAAGTACCTCGGCAAGACTGTCGCCGCTGCCGGGGATGACGACACCACCGTTCGGGTTCGCCTGGAGCAGTAGCTGATGGGCGACCTTCTTCGTCAAGGCTCGCAGTGGCTGGAGCAGCAGCGTACGGCGCACTGCTCCAGCCCTGTCACCTACCGGCGTGGGGAGACCGAACTTGAGGTCAACGCCACTTTCGGTCGGACTGAGTACGAGGTCGAGGACGATTACGGCCTGCGTGTCGGGGCCGAGGTGATGGACTTCCTGGTTCTGGGTGAGGATCTGTCGCCCACGTTCGGCGAGCCGGAGGCTGGCGACCAGATCGTCGCTGACAGCGCAGTCTTCGAGGTAATGAGTTTGGCGGGCCAGGGACATTGGCGATGGAGCGATCCGCACAGGACAACCATGCGGATTCACACGAAGGAGGTCGGAAGCGGATGAGCGGATGCAGCGAACAGTTCGAGCAGTTCTGCAGGCCCCAGTTCGAGTCACTTCATACGAAGCTCGACAAGCTGGACGAGGCCGTGCGCGGCAATGGCAAGCCGGGCATTCTGGTGCGCCTGGACCGGCTGGAGTCGGCCGAGATGACCCGGTCGCGTCTGCTTTGGATCATCACCGGTTCCACGGTGACGCTGGCCGTCGGGGCCGTCTGGAATCTGGTGTTCGGAGCGTAGGCAAGTGTCAACCATCATCGACATAGCGGACGCGGTTACGGCTGAGCTTGCAGCTGGCAGCTTCGGCCAGCCGTTCTCCCCGCAGCGAAGCGTGCTGCCGGATTGCGACTTGGCCGACCTTCAGGACCTGCGTGTTACGGTCGTCCCGCGCGGCGTGGAGATCACTGGTTCCTCGCGAACGCTGAGCCAGCATGACGTGCAAATCGACGTGGGTGTGCAGAAGAAGCTGGGCACAGACCTGGATACCGAAGTGGCCGAACTGGTCGGCCTGGTGGAAGAGATCGCCGAGTTCCTCAAGCGCCGGCCGTTGGCGGCAGCGCTGCAGGCATGCTGGGTGAAGACCGCCAACGAACCGATCTATGCGCCCGACCACCTTGCTGAGAAGCGTTTGTTCACGTCCGTGCTGACGCTCACCTACAGACTTCTCACCTAGGAGTGAACGACATGGCAAAGAAGTGGCTCAACTCCGCTGACGTGCAGATAGACGACGAGACCGGCGCGTTGATGGTTCGCCTGGCATGCGGCTTCCGAGCTATCGCCGCGCCTGCGAGTGTGACAGCGACGGTGGGCCAGTGGACTGCAATCGACCTGCCGGAAGGCGTCGAATACGTCCATGTCGGTGTCTCCGAGGAAACCTACCTCGTCGCCAAGGCCGAAGCTGGCGATCCGCCGAACGTCGGCTGCGGGTACAAGGCCGAGGGCAATCACCAGATCGACTGTGCCGGCTGCACCAAGCTCTACGCCAAACCGGTCGGTGCGAGCGACTCGACCGTCACGTGGACTCCCTTCGGAGCGGTGGCATCGTGAAGAACTGCCCTACACATCTCGCGCGCATAGAACTTGGCGTTGCTCCCGGCAGGCAGGCGATGACCGATGAGGGCGTCCGTCACGCAGTGGCTGCACTGAGCCTGTGCGTCAGTGTCACACCGACGCGCTACGTTCACGCCAATGGCAGCGAGGATGGCCTGGCAATCGGCCTGCTTGACGTTCCGGGCCAGCCGCACATCCAGCGGGAAACCGCGCTCGGCCTGGCCAAGCGCCTGCTGGCACCGGCTGGGCAGCAGTCGGTGTCCGTGGTACTGCCCGACGAAACCGTGCTCGTGACGGAGGATGACAATTGGCCGTCTTGAACGCCACAACCGAGACCATCGGCAGCCGCGCACGGCTGTACGCCGGGCCGAAGTTCGTTCGCCACGAGGGCCGCTGGCGGAGTGTCGATGACCTGCTGAGCGTCAAGCGGGAAGGTGACGCCTATGTCATCCGCTTGGGCGACGATTGGATATCTTTCCGGCCCAGCGCGACCGACGCGGCTGCACTGTCGCTTGCGACCAAGCATGAAGTCGTCACGGCCACGCACTTCGGGCCGATCCTTACGCCTGCTGCCTGTCCGGACAGCTTGACGTTCGACGTGGACTTCAGCAAAGGCGTGACGGTCGTGGCCGACGGCCTGGAACTGCCCGGCATTGAAGGTCTGAGCTGTGGCCTGTTCTTCGACGCCTGGAAGCTGCGGCTGGGCAAGGACTGCTTGATTGACCTCGCCGCCAAGCGGGTGCAGCTCAACCTGGCCAAGGCAAAGGCATACGCCGAAGCGGCCGGGATCGACGAGATCGACCTCGACCCCGAGACGGTCCGCCTGACCTACGGCGACATGGCCGTGCGCATCTACACACGCGACGATGCGCCGGGCCAGTGGGCCGTCATACAAGCCGCCGCCGAGAGCTCCTGGCAGGGCACGGGCATCACCACCCGCGTCCGCGCGGACTGCTTCTGCGCGATAGACCGCTCGCTGATGGCCTTCGACATCACCGAGTATCAGGCCCCTCTGGCGGCACGGATGTATCTCCATGACAGTATCGCCGATCCGACCGCCATCCGTCTGGCCAACAGCACCGGCATCACCGGTGGACTGACCGAGGCGGACAACTACTCGGATATCCTTGACGCCATCGCCGCCCACCCGATCGGCACGGACTGGCAGACCGCGCCCGAGGAAGGGGCGGGATGGATCAAGTCGCCAGACATCGTCGCAGCCGGTGAATGGCCGGCGGGGAACGTCCTGCACCTTTGCATAATCGACCCGTGGGACGTACCAGCGCCTCCGTCGTCGCCCCGCTATCACGGCTACGACCTGACAGGCGACAACGCCGCCTTCCTGGAGATCACGCTGCCATCTGCCGGCGTGCCCGGCGGCACGTCCACATCTACCAGCACGGCGAGGGGGCGCCACAGATGATCCGGTTCGCGACCAAGCAGATGTTCTTCGACCGCAACGCCGTCACGGGCGCTGTGGACCGTGCGACGCGGAGGGTCTTCAGCCGCTTCGGCGCGTTTGTCCGGCGAGGCGCGAAGTCGTCTATCCGCAAACGGAAACGCATCAGTTCGCCGAGCGAGCCGCCCAGCAGCCACACGGGCCTGCTGAAGCGGTTCATCTTCTTCGGCTACGACCGGCAGCGGCGAAGCGTGGTCATCGGACCGCAGCGTCTGAACCAGAAGACCGGTGACGCGCCGCAGGCTCTGGAACACGGTGGGACCTCGACCATCGTTGAAGGCCTGCGAGGCCGTCGCAGGAAGCGACGTGTGCGGATGAAGGCGCGTCCATACATGGGACCGGCATTCCAGAAAGAGCAGCCAAAGCTGCCCGCCATGTGGGCCGGCAGTGTCAGGTAAGGAGTAACACGCAATGGCAACCTACGTTCTCGGCATGAACGCCGGGCTGTACCAGGGAGCGGCCGGCGAGACAAGTCCATCGGGCATGACCGAGGTGGACAACGTCCGCGACGTGACGCTCAACATGGAGGCGGGCGAAGCGGACATTACCACGCGGGGCAACTCCGGCTGGCGGGCGACGGCCCCGACTCTGCGCGAGTGCACGGTCGAGTTCCAGATGGTATGGCGGCCGGGCGATGCGGTCTTCGACGCGATCAAGACCGCCTTCCTGACCGCTGGCACAGTCGCCTTGGCGGTACTCGACCAGAAGGTGGGCATCTCCGGCGCACAAGGACCGCTGGGCGACTTCGCGATCACCAACTTCTCCCGCAACGAATCGCTGGAAGAGGCAATCGTCGCCGACGTGACGGCCAAGCTGGCAGTGTTCGTTGAGTGGCATGAAGTCGGAGGTGCATAGTGAAGGCATTCACTGACGCAGCCGGGCGGAACTGGACCATCAGTCTGAACCTGGGCACAGCCATGGCCGTCAAGGACGCACTCGGCGTGGACCTGCTCCAGCCGGAAGCGGGCGACCCTCCATTGCTGACCCGCCTGGGCACAGACGAGATGCTGCTGGGCGAGGTGCTGTGCGCGCTGCTGTCGGATCAGTTCGAGGCGAAAAAGGTCACCGAGGGTGACGTGCGCAGCGGCTTCGACGGAGCTACGTTGCTGTCGGCGCAGAAGGCGTTCTACGAGGAACTCGTGGATTTTTTCCGCAGCCGCGGCCGGGCCGACCGGGCCCGCGTCGTGGAGACGCAAGCAACGATGATCGACGCAGCCGTGAAGGCAATCGAGGAGAAGATCGGCGGAATGGACGTTCAGGCGGTGATAGATGGCGCGATGTCTGGTTCATCGCCGGAAGTCTCCGAACCGATCCCCGGCCGCTGACGTTGCGGCAACTGCTGTGGATGGCCGAGGGCCATGGTCGTGACGAATGGGGCCGACTGTCGGTCCTGCTGGCGCTAACAGCCAACTGTCACCGCGACC